TGATTTTCTTAATGAAATCAATTGGAAACCGTTTGACGACAACTTGAATGCCGGACTTGATTGGTCAATGTGGTTGAAAGTTCTTAACACAAATCAAAAAATTGGAATATTCAATCAACAATCAAACATTCAATTGTTGTCAATATCGACAAACAAATGGTCGAACAAACATAAATTTAATGATCACTGGAACGGAAAATTAAAATCAACTATTTGCGACATTGATTTATTAAACAAAGAATTTAACGAAATACAACTACTAAAACAATAATTATGAAAGAATGTAAAAGATGCTTATTTGATGAAAGCTTCGCAACAATTAATGACAATCAATGCGAATATTGTGACCTTCACGATTCACTTGAAGAACAATCCGATTTGTCGCAATTGAAACCAACAATTGATAAAATCAAAAAGAAAGGTCGTGGCAAAAAATACGATTGCATTATGGGAATTTCCGGCGGAATCGATTCGTCAATCCTTCTTTACACCGCTGTAAAATATTGGAACTTGAAACCATTGGTCATTCATTTCGATAACAACTGGAATGCTGCCGAAGCGAAACACAACATGAATGGCTTAATAACAAAACTTAATGTTGATTTAATCACGTACCAGGTGAATAAAAAAGAATACGACACATTGAACGATTCGATTCTTTGCGCCGGTGTTCCAGACGCGGACATTCCAAACGACATCGCAATGACAAAACTAATGTACGACACCGCGCACAAATATAAAATCAAATACATTTTGAATGGTCACGATTTTAGAACGGAAGGTTCGACGCCAAAAGGTTGGACGTACATGGACGCGAAATATATTTGCGATTTATATCGAAAACACACTGGTCTTGAATTGACAAACTTTCCATTGTTCACATTTAAGGATCAATTGTTTTATGCTTGGAAAGATATTGAAAACATTCGGCCTTTTCATTATGGATTCGATCGCGACAAAATGGAAAAGGAAATGAAGGAACTTATCGACTGGAAAGAATACGGCGGCAAACATTGTGAAAATATTTATACGGAAATGGTTGGTTCTTATTTGCTGCCGGAAAAATTCAACATCGATAAAAGAATCGTTTATCTTTCGGCGCAAGTTCGTTCCGGTCGACTTACAAAAAATGAAGCTCGCGAAAAGTTTGCGGTGAAATCGACATTTGATTTTGATAAACTTGGACAAGATAAAGAACGAATCAAACAAATGATTTCTTTGCCGGTTGGTAATCGCGACAATTTCAAAAAATACAATTTCAAAAAATGGAAACCTTTGTTTTGGGTTCTTGAAAAAATGAAGGTCGTTCCTTATACTTTTTATGTGAAATATTGCAAATAATCGAACAAAATAATATAATGTAAAAAGTCATGTCTTATTCAAAAGAGTATATTAAGAATCTTGAACTTTGGTCGATTGAATATATCGATGAATGTTGTTCGCATAAAAAAGAACAATTATCAAACAAAGGTGAAATTGCATTGGTAATGGATCGTCACATTCCGACCATTGATTATTTTTTAAGAATTTGGATTCCAATAATTAGAAAGGAAAAAGCAATCGTTCCTTCGACTTGGTATGAATGGCTAAATGGTGAAGATAAACTAAAATCGGAAACTATAAAAAAGATTGACGAACTTTTCAAAGCGCTTGCGTCCGACATCGTGGCCAACGAAGGCAAAGGAATCTTTTACGCAAAGAACCGTCTTGGCATGCATGACCGACAACAAGTTGAAACACGCACGGTTGACAAGTTCGATTTTGAATGACGTTGATAAAAGGCTATAAGCCGCACGACAACCAACGCGCCATTCATCAAGCGATTAATTCCGGAACGCAAAAATATTATGCGTTGAACATCGGACGCCAGTTCGGAAAAACTTTGCTTGGCATCAACCAATTATTGTATTGGTCAATCAACGATCCTGGTTGTACGATTGCATGGATCACGCCAGTTTATAAACAAGGAAAAAAAGTATTCGCCGAATTAGAAAAGGCCGTCTCAAAGTCCGGACTATTCGAGTTTAACAAATCCGATTTGCGCGTGACTGGATTCGGTTCATCGATTGAATTCTTTTCAGGTGAACGACCGGACAACATTCGTGGAAATACTTTCGATTACATGGTCATCGATGAAATGGCGTTCACACGTCCGGAATTATGGGACGAAGTATTGTCGGCAACCGTAATGGTAAAAGGAAAGAAGATAATCTTTATTTCAACGCCGAAGGGAAAGAACCATTTTCACCGATTATGCATGCAACCGAATTACGATGAACGCTATCGATATATTCATTACACTTCTTATGACAATCCAATGATTGATTCAAGGGAACTTGATGAAAGGAAACGTTCATTGCCGGAACACATCTTTCGCCAGGAATACTTAGCCGAATTTTTGGACAATGCGTCTGGCTTATTCAAGGACGTCAAGCTATGCGTCGGAACTGGCAACAAGACAAATAAAAACTATGCCGGCCTTGACATCGGACGCGCGGACGATTACACGGTTCTAACTATCTTAAACGATCAAGGACAAATGATTCACGTTCAAAGGTGGCGTCACGATGATTGGTCAAGAATCATTGACAAGGTTGCCGAAGTCATTCGCCAATATCAAGCGGTCACATTGGTCGAAGTCAACAATCAAGGCGACGTGTTCTTTGAAATGCTGCAAGGTAAATGTCGGAACTTGATTCATCCGTTCACGACGACAAGCAAATCAAAACCGATTATCATTGAAGACCTGGCAATGTCATTCGAACAAAGATCTATTTCGATAATAAATGAAACATGGTTGATTGATGAATTGGAAAGTTTTACGTACATTTACAACGTGAATACCAGGAACGTTCAATATTCAGCGCCAAGCGGAATGCACGACGACGGTGTCATATCGCTTGCGCTTGCCGTTCATTGCTTAAAGAATTACAAACGAAAAGGAATATATCATGTCATCCGAGCATAATTATAAACGAATGGTCGTGCAACAATTCATCAAGGATAAAACCGGAAGGAATGTCTTGATTGTTTTTAACAAACCGAACGAAATGCAACGACATCTTTTTATGTTGGATCACGCTTACCAAATAGCAAAAGAATATTATGATAAAATTAAATTTACCAAGAACAATAAATGATTGCCGTCCGGATCAGTTGACGAAATGGATCATGTTAGCCGACGCAATGAAAGAACGCCAGGACGACGAATGGCTTGGAATGATTGAATTCCAATGTCAATTGCTTTCAATCTTTTCCGGCTTATCAATCAATAAGATAAAGAAGGGAAACATTCAAGACGTTCAACAAGCTTCGACCGCTTTGCTTGCGATGTTGTCGGAATACAAATCAATCGATCCAAACGGAATGGTTGAAATTGAAGGAAAGAAATTTTATTTCGATACGGACTTTCGATTCATTACGACCGGTCAAATCATTGACTTGAAATTGATTGAAGATATTGCGTCCGATCCTTGCAAGGCAATTGCAATTTGCTACATTGAAGAAGACATGGAATATTGTCAAGAAGATTCGAAAGGACGCATCATGAATCCGAATGATGTCCGGTATAAATTATTCAAGGAACATTTTCCAGGCGAAGAGTTCTTGAATTTCTTCGGTTTTTTTTTGCGCGAATACGAGAAGCGGAATCTCGCTATCTTGGCGATTCAACAATTGAGGATGATGAAGACGAACCTGGAAATGACACAAGAATTAAAGATCATGAATGGTTCACTTGGACGAGCGTTTGCCATAGATTATCAAAAGAGGTGGGACAAAGTATGGAAGCGATTACAAAACAACCTTACGTGAAGACATTGTTTTGGATGAACTACTTTAAGTTAGTCGACGAACAAAATCGCATATTAAAGTAATGGCCGGTGAATTTGATTTCTTGGAAGGATTTGGAATTTCAACAAGTGACGTTGAACAACCGGCCAATGTATATCAAAAGTTTTTGCTTGATGTTGGAAACCAGGTCACAAAAGATTTGTCCGATTTCATAAAACAAAAGGCAAACAATACCGGCGGACTTGCTGCATCGGTTGTTTATTTTCCGACCGGCGCTCTTTCGTTTGAAATTCAAGCGGACGATTATTTCAAGTTTCAAGATGAAGGAGTCAACGCGGTTGGTTCGTCAAATCATGGCAGCCAATATAGTTTTCGTTATCCTGGCGTTTCACCAAAAATGGCGACGGCGATTCAACAAGCTTACGGCGTCACGACGTCGCATGCGTACGCGGTCGCAGCTTCAATCAAGTCGCATGGTATTGCACCGAAAAGAATAATTGAAAACGTCTTGAACGAAAAGGTTCTTGACCGCATCGCAAATGATTTGGCCGAAGTGACCGGCTTGATATTTAGTATTAAATTTGACAAAGCAACAAAACAATAATGGCAGTAACTATACAACAAGAACCGCAATTTTTTACATCGGCAAGCAATCCAGTAATTTACACATTTGAATCGGACGAAACAACGCAAGCAAACTTTTCGTATATTGTCGAATTGTATATTGACGGCGCGTTACATTCAACGCATCAAGTATTTCCACAATCCGCCGAGGTTGCAAAGTTCAACGCATCGGAAGCGGTTCGTTCAACATTGGCATCGCCATTGATCACTAACTTTTCATTGACGACCAATTACGACACGGCAATTTCAACCATTTATATTATCGTTTCGGAAAAGTACGGAACACCGCCGGCCATTCAGCTTGATGCGACATCGAACGCAACCTTTGTTTTTAACGGCGCGTTAAGACATCCTGATTGGCTTGATTTTAGTTGGAAAGATTATAACGTTTCAACAACAAACATTTTAACACCTGGCGTTTTGTTCTTAACATCTTGGCCACGAACAAGGAAAGCATTTTGCGGATTGAACGAAAGAATGTTTCTTGGATTTATTTCAAACGATACGTCTTTCGATGTTCGATTTCAATTGTTTGATTCAATCGGAAATTTGATTGTTTCGGACAATGTTGGTTTGACGTTTAACGATTTGACGGTTGTCGATTGCAGTCCGGTCACGATAATGACCAACACAACAATAACGGCCGGCAATTTTGCGGCGGCGGCTTATTATAAAGTTCGCGTTCGAGGAACTGGCGTCGGTATCTTTAACGGATCAAGCGAAGAGTTCATAATATACATTGACAATGAATGTCATCGATACGAAACAAGGCGCTTGCATTGGTTGAACAAGTTTGGTGTTTGGGATTCGTTCACGTTCACGCTTGTTTCAACGGATTCGACGAAAGTAAGTTCAACCGGTTACAATCGCGAATCTGGCGTTTGGGACGGAACTTCGTACACTTATCCGCTTTATCAAGGACAAGCGACAACATACGCAAAGACCGCAAAGGACACATTGATTTTGAATTCCGATTGGATCAATGAAGAAGTTCAAAAATGGTTGGTTCGTGAACTATACGAATCGCCAAATGTATATTTGGAACAAGGTTATAATTTCGAACCGGTCAATGTTGTCAATTCCGGTTACCAATTTAAGCAACGAAGAATCAACGGCTTAATTCAAGAAGTTGTTGAAATTCAAAGAACTTATCTTTATAATTCGCAATTGAACTAAAATGAACGGCGAACTATACATCAATTCACGTTTGGTTGACATTGACCAATCGATTCCGTTTCCGTTGACATTTAACATTTCCGACATCAAGGACATTTCATCCAGGAAAGGAAACAAATCAAAAACGATTAAAATTCCTGGCACGTTAAGGAATCACCAATTGTTCACGTCCGTATTTCTTTTGACGTCAACGGAAAAGATTTCAACGACGACATCCGGAATCGTGAACTTTGATCCGTCAATCAAAGCGGCTTGTCAATATTACAACAACGGATTGCTTGAATTCAACGGCATTGCGCAATTAATGGAATGCAATTTGAATGACGGCGTCTGGTCTTTCGAAATTACAATGGTAAGTGATACGATTGACTACATTGCAAGCTTGAAAAAAATCAAGGTTAATGAACTTGACTTTTCGGAATACGCACACTATTTGACATTAGCCGACCAACAAGAAACCTGGAACGGATTGAATCAAATCAACGGCGTTTCAACATCAATCAAGACCGGCGCAAATTGGGACGGCATCGGTTACTATTACGGTTTGATTGATTACGGTTATTCACGACCAACACCGGACACGTTCGCAGTTGACAACATACCGCTTCAAGTTTTTGTTTATGGAATATTGGAAAAGATATTTGAATTTGCCGGCATTACTTGGAAAAGTAATTTCTTGGAAAGTCAAAGATTCAAGCGTTTGTTGTTGGCTTATTATGGCGGCGC